GTAGTAAGCCAGTCATCCATACTCGAAAAGTCTGTCTCATAATCCTCAAGGCACTTACGGCCAATAGAATCAAGCTCACCCTTCTCCAGTATCTCAGCGATGTTATCCATGCCCATCATCTCAATAATGAGAGATACACCTTCGCTAGTCTCTTCTTTGGGAGAGTCATCTAAGTCGTTTTCGTAATCTTCGCCTTGGTATTCAGTCATTTTAATAACCCCTATCTCTAAATCCGATAAATTCTGACGTAGGTATAGGTATATCTATGAATTCATCTCTACCTTTCACGTCCAATACTCCCCGCATCTTCTTATAAAACCTCTTACTCTTATCTTTGGCATGCTCATCCTCGAACGCCGCAGTAGAGCGAATGTATTTAGTTCCGGTATGCTTCAGAGAGAAGCAATTTTTGCTATCCTCAAATGCACTTTCCGCCTCTTCTGCTGATGAGCAGCCACCGCTTGATATATAAAAGTCTTCTGTTTCTACGTCACTACCTAAATCGTATTCAGCCATTTCTTACGCTCCTGGAGACCACACACATTTTTCAATATGTTCTTTTTTATCTGGATTATAGGTTCTACTGTGTAATGACCACTCATCCCAGTCATAGTTAAAATCTATTTCTATATAGAAGCTATATTTACTCTGAATAGAAACGGCTTCGCTCATTCCTTGAGATGCAACCCTTAAATAATAATATGTATATGTAGGCTTGCTGGGCTTTAAAATATCAATTAAAGAAGACTTTCCAAGCTGTTCGAAAGCACGCTCAATAGCTGTTTCAGAAAGATCAGAGTCAACTTGTATCTTTTTTGATAATTTTGGCTTAGCCATTTTAAATCTCCTTCCACTTACCCGGTTCAAACGGTACGCTGTCTTTATTCTTAAAGCATGGATCGTTCAAGAATCCGCCTTTTCTGCTAGATAGCAGCATAGAGTCTGATAGCTGCCGATGTGTTTCTGCATCATTAACAACCATAATGCCTCCAGAAAGTGCCGCATCTAATAACTGAAAGAATCCAATCTTCTGTGTATTTTCTGAACGCTTCATTTTAATAACCCGTTACGCTGTTGTGTTCAACTGGCTCTTGCCATTCATCGTCATATTCTACAACATCATAGCCGTTTATATAACCAAGTGCTAAGTACTGCTCAGCGTCTGCGCTATGTGAGTATTTGTTCTTGTCGGGCTTGTCTCGATACTTGGCTTCACCACTTACTTGAATACGCTTGTATTGATACTTACCCTGTTTGCCCTTTCTTAGATTCTTGCACCGCTTATCAATGATGTAGCCAGGCTGGCCACTATCTACAAGCTTAGTTAGAAACCCCTTTACGGCGTCAATTCGTTTAGTAGGGTCGTTGGTTGGTGCTGGCTCAGTAGTAAAGCCCAAGTTTATTGGCTCAATTAGCTGGCCATCGTCGGGCATGTCGTCGTTTAGAATGCCAATAGCACTACGCCCCTCACCTTCACCAGCCACGCCTGCAGGGTCAGCTAGACTAAATGCTATCTTGTACCCTTTGTAGTTTTGCGCCAGGTACGGCTTAACCACTTCTCGTGCAAACTGCCTGATCCCCATATTCTCGCAAAATAGTTCTGATATTATTCTTAGCTGCCCGGTAGCGGTTAGCTGAGAAATCACGCAGGCAGGGGTTAAACCGAAATCCCAGCCCAGCCCAATAGGAATACCGCCAATAGGCTTAACCGGCTTACAGTGCATTAGGTCGTTGTACTCTGGGTATATTGGCTTACCATCACGAATAGAGCCATAGTTACCCATCACCATCACATTGATATGATCTTCAGTGTTACCAGCAATCATGTCTATGTAGTACTGATACCCACCTGGCAAATAGGGTATGTTCTCTGCATTATCGCTTGGCGTGTATGTTCCGTCATCATGCTTAACCAATGGACTAGGAGTAGCGAAGAAGTCAAATATTCTCTCAGTCTCGCTTATAGCAAACTCTTTCTGTTCTAGTGAAGTACCCTCAAGACACCCATCTTCTGCAAGCTGATACCACCAATGGTCATCTTCAGGCGGGTTAGTATCCATGATCAGCGACTTACGAGTGCAGGCTGTTAAGTGGCCTTCTTCGTCATAGTGTGGCTTGTAACCAGCATAAGCGCCCTTGTCAGTACCATATCCATCGATAACAGAAGGGTATCGACCTATACGCTCTCTGGCTGCCTTGATAACAGCAAAGTCCAGCTCTCTTGATTCATTAGTGAATACGCCGGTTACTTCAAGCGATAGCAGCTTACGAACATCTTTAGGGTTATCTAGTGCCAGGAATAAGAACTCTGCTTCAACTCTAGTGTGATCAGGCAGAACGTATTTAAGCTTACCGGTAATAAGTGGATGCATAACATTGGGGCATAGTCTTTCGGGTATCCATTGCTTAAAGGTATTGAGGGTGGTTGTTCTTAGTTCTGGCGTAGTATTCCTGACAATAGCCCATCGAGTCTTTCGTACGCCATCACAGTTAGGCCACTGCAGTACAGCAAGCCTATGCAGTACCCCGGCATACTTTATCGCTAGAGTGGAATAGTGCCGCAGTGTTTGATGCCTGATAGTTAATCTTCAACTGGAGCAGCCGAAAAGCTCATGTTAAACGATACGCCTTCGCCAGCACTGATAACCTGCTCTTGCTTATCACGCCACTTCTTATTCTGTCTATTCTTTAGAAAGAATATAGCGGCAGTATCGGAACCTGGGATATGCTTTGTTTGGGTAGTGGTCTTAGATCCAGCGGCATCACTGTCTTCAATCTTAGTCTCAGTTACAGAATAGCCATTGGCTCTTTTGTATAAACTTGCAGCAACTTTGGCGTCTGCATCATGCTTGCCCTCTGTTAAGGACTGTAAAAAGCTGGGATGATCGTCCTTCCAGTTATTAAGAGTCTTCTCTGTTATTCCAAAGAAATCAGCTAGCTCAGTGTCTACCGCTCCAAGTAAGCAATAGTTTTTAGCTCGCTCATCATACTCTTTTTTGTACTTAGTTGGCCTTCCGTTGACCTTCTTAACTGGTGCTTTCTTCTTTGCTGGCTTCTTCTTAGGCTTAGGAGTATCAGTCATTACATGACCTCCTTGAACAAAGTGACTAGTCGATCACGAATAGGCTTTACTTGAGCCTCATATGCAGCACTTGAGCCATCAGCAAACACACCTCGTTTGTCAATAGATGCAAAAGGAGTTCTTATTAGGTCATGCTTGTTGCTCTTAGGGAGAGCAGCCTTGACAATACCACTAGCTAAGTGATCATAAATAGGATGGCAATCCGTGCATTTGCAGTCTTCACCCATATAGAATGTAGGGTTATCTCCTATAGATATGTCTATTGAATTAATAAGCCTCTTAAGATTGTCAGACTTCCAGCCTTCGTGCGCCGGCCCTTCGTCGCTATGATTTATTAGAGTGTCATATAGTAAATCATACTCATCATGAGCAAGAGTTATTTTTACAGGCTCTCTCGCCTTTGTATCTTCTGCCACGTTAAACCTCTAATGGTTATCTAGTGTGGTGAGTGTTATTGCCGCTCTATTGCAGCTCTTGTGTTTATTTTACATATTGATTGTTAATAGTGCAACTTACGGCAGTGCCACAAAGAAGCACACTACAGATAGAGCGAATATAGTTGCAGGGATTGCTATTTCAGGGTCGAGGTGTTTCATAGCCGAGCATCCACTGCTTTGAATCTAACATGAATCACGTTTTCATCATGCTTTATAATATCACCCCTGTTCATTCCGCTATCTTTAGCCCAGTCAACACCGATTATTGTACGAATTGCCTCATCCTGCTTTTTGAGCCCAGCGAGCCACATACTAAAAACCCATTCGTCAGTTATCATCCCTCACCCCCTCATATAGTGATAACCAGCGCCAATAAGGCCTATTGCTGGTCCTGATATAATAATTATGATGCAGATCATGATTGTTTCCACGCTATCAGATAGCACAATGCCATCGAGATAGAGAATGTGATACCCAGAATTAATGCTAATTCCATCTTGTTATCTCCTTGTGTTGATAGGGGTTATGATTGCTTTTCTATTCCAGCTTTATACGCTTCTCTATTAACGCAATTAATTTTAATCAACACTGCTTTAGCGTTAATTATTGCCTGTCTGATTATCTCATCAGAAATATACATTTCCATTTCTTGGTTTGGAGCATCACCACCGGACATTCCATCAATTAACCTCTGCTTTAAAATTGAATAATCAACCAGCTCATCAGCTATAGACTTATCATTCATACTCTACCCTCTTATTAATTAGTGACTCTACAGCTTTTTATACCCTTCTAATTTAGTCAGGTCATAGTATTCATCTATAACGCTCTGACCAGTTAAAATAATAGAAGGTGTTAGCATCTTTTTAATTTCCGAAATCTCTTTTTTTAACTCAGAGATATCTGTTGATTCGGTCTGAGTATTACGTCTATCAAGTTGCTCGAAGTGTTTTTTAAAGATATCAGCATTTTCTGGCTTCACTTCTTTTAAGTAATCTGGTGATGGCATATAAACTCCTTGCTTATTAATTAGTGAGTGCCACCCGGCCAAAATATCACTGACGGGTAAACCTCGCAAAACACCCCTACAGGCCACGCATGACGTGGATTTTTAGTGTCGGGTAATCTGTAAAATATCTGTAGTAGATTACCATGAGTGAGTGCTATCCGGTCTAATCGCCTAGCGCGTCAAATACAGCTGATGCAACATGACTTGCTGCGTTTTGTAGGCTTAAATCTTCTTCACTCATAGAATTAAATGCTTCTGACTCTTCACCCGCCAAGGGTGGCTCAAAGTCCAATCCAATGCTCTGTGTTCCATCGTCGTTATTGCTTATCTTGAATATTACTTTTTGTTCCATCGTTGTTACCCTCTTTAGTCTTAATTAAATTAGTGAGTGCCACACCTCCCGATGCAGCAGTGGGCTATTTTGCATTGACTAAGAACCGTCGCGAGATAGCTAACTCTTTACTCTGTGTTTATACTAGTTGATCTGGTCGATATTTCTTTGCGATAGATCAAACAATGTGCAGTTAAATGTTCACCCAGTTGATCCGCAGCCATATAGCACTAGCTGATAGAGCTATGATTATTACCAGGGCTGCTGCCTGCTTGATAAATTCAGACATCGCCAATTAACCCAAGCTCTCGGGGCACAGAGGTGCAACCCTGGTATAGCTCCACATTCGCCGTGAATGGAATAAACCCATACTGATTTGACTGGCTATTTATCATTGGCCCAAATACATACAAGACGTCCATATTACCGTGTTGTAGCTTTTGAGTATCATCCCGAACAAACCTGAATAGCTTGTAGTCGTTGAGTATTATTATATCTCCCTTATTGAAATTACTCATACCTCACCCTCAACAAAATCTACGTTAGCTCTAACATGGCAAATTGATTCCATTATAAAATATCTATCGTTCTCGATATGAGAGGCACTTTTATCTTTTGCAACTTTCTTAGCGTCATCAATACTTGCGAATATACCAGTAACTGATGCACTCGCCCCCTCCCTAATAACAGAATAAAATTTTTCTATCCCTGGATTCCTTGACGGTAACCCTTTATATGCATCAACACCGCCGCACTTTGCACAAGTTGACTTTTCTTTGTTTATTGGTTGTTAAAACTTCTTATACGGTTTCTTTTCTGCTGGTTTTGGTTCGTTCTGAACATATCCAGGGATCATGTCTATAAATCGTGAATATTTAAACTGCTCCTTTAGAAAGTCTTTGCCAACTTCACCGCCTCTAAATTTGCTCGTGATGATCTCGGCAACTCCAGGGTTTTCACAGTCGGCACCGGATAGTTTGCAGTAATATTCGTCTCGATAGATAAACTGGATAATATCGGCGTCCTGCTCTATTGAGCCTGAATCTCTCAGATCTGACATAACAGGTCTTTTATCTGGCCTGCTTTCTACTGATCGGTTTAGCTGAGATAAGGCCACTACAGGACAATTTAGTTCTTTAGCCAATGCCTTTAATGCTCCACTGATTTGCGTAACCTCATCAACCTTTGATGTTGCCTTGTTAACCCGCATAAGCTGGATGTAATCGATCATCACCATGCCAATCTCTTTATGCTTGCGCTTTATGTTTAGGCACTTAGCCCTTATTTGCTGTGGAGTTAATGCGCCTCGTTCGTCAATTGTAAGGTTTAGTTTGCTTGCTTTAGCCGCTGCATTCTGGACCATCGTCCAATCAGCATCGTTTAACTTGCCTGTTTTCAGGTTGGTCATTGATACTCCATCACTAGCGTAGAGCTTTTCTATTAGCTGCTGCCCTGACATTTCCATGCTAAACACCACGCAGTGAGCGCTTTTAGCTACATGTTTAGCGATATTCAAAGCATAAGTTGTCTTCCCCATTGCTGGACGTGCAGCGACGATAATTAAATCAGAGTTTTGCAGTCCGTTTAATCTGCTATCAATATCTTGAAAACCAGTTGAGTATCCTGTTAAAGCTCCATCGCTTTCATATCGTTCCATCAAAGTACCAAGGTAGCCCTTGTTCATATCACCGTAGCTCTGCTCTTTCTCGTCCTCATGATCAAAAGTTGTCACCACTGCAAGAGCATTGTTTACCCGGTCCTGGCTATTTCCCTCATCTGCCTTAATTTCCTGTTCCGTCTGAGAGGCCATCAGAAGCACGTCACGCTCTTTTCTTTTCTCCCTTACTACTTTGATGTATGCATTGATATTCGCAGCGCTAGGGGTGTTGTGTGCAAGCTCAGCTAGGTATCCCATTCCTCCAGCGTCTTCAAGCTGACTTGTTGACTCTAAAAAGGTTGATAGTGTGATTACATCGCAAGGCTGGTTGTTTTCTATACAATCTGCAATAGCCGTGAAAATCATTCTGTTTGCATAGTTGTAAAAGTCTTCAGGTGTTAACTCTTCGCACGCCTTTGGCCCGTGATAGTTTTCTAGTAGAACAGCTCCGATTACTGCCTGTTCTGCTTCCATTGAATAGTTTTTGTATATTGATAGTGTTTCTTGATAATCGTCCATTAGTATTTACCCTCTTGTACTTTCACTAAATTATTCTCGTTAATCAGCCAGTCAATATCAGCTCTCCATCCCCTGTCATTTTCACCGGTTAAAAATTGAACGTTGTTAACATGGCTAAAGTAATTATTGTAAAACTCTATTTGCTTGTGCCTGTCATCTTTTTTCCAGAATGTTGATATTGCCCGTTTCCGCTTATCGGTAATCTTTGCCACTGCTGGAAGCTTTGAGCAGTTAGCATGATAGGAATCAACGATAAGTTGATAAGGAATATTATCCTTCTTTCCATTATTAACATTATTGTTTGTGGTTAGCTGCTGGTTACTTGCTGGTTGGCTGCTGGTTACTTGCTGGTTACTTTGCTGGTACGAATCCCAGTTAGTTATTGATATTACTGAGAATTTATTGGTTGATTTGATGGTTAGATTTTGAAGCTTTTCTAATTTCTTTAGTGCCGTTCTGACATTTTGCTCTGA